TTGCACCTTGGGCACCATCATGCTTGCGGGTGCGTATTACCGCCAGCGCGGAAGCATTGACCAATTTGCAAGTTTTGACTCAATGGGTCAAGCCATCACGACTAATGCATTCACCCCGATGGTTAAACAGTTGCTCGGCATCGACCGCCCAGCGGTGGCGTAATGGCATACACAGACCTTTTCAATGAAGCCATAGATGATTTAGCCACAACATTGGCAACCATCTCGGGCTTACGGGTTGTAACTGACCCAAGAAATTTAAACAGTAATTGTGTTTTTATAGACGCCCCATCGTTTACAGCCATGAACAACCACATTGTCACCATGACGTTTCCTGTGCGCGTTATTGGCATAGGCCCAGGCAACCTAGACGCCCTACGGCCCCTGCTAGCCATCTCTGCAGCCCTGCTAGATAAAAATGTAGCTGTCACATTAGGCAACCCAGCTTTGGCCTCTATTGGCGGACAAGAATTTCCCGCCTATGATTTGACCGTAGTTATGCAAGCGCAGAATGTATGATGCACACGCGACAGCTTAAAATCTGCAATAATCTAAACAACAGCGGTGGCCCGACACACCTACATGACCAGGAGTAATTATGGCCACCAGCACCACCACCTATCTAACAAACCCAACAGTGACAATTCTTCCTGCTACTGCAGGTACTGTTTTTGACGCCACAGCGGTGACATCATCAGCGGCAATTTCGGTGGGCTATGATTCACTCGAAAGCACCAGCTTTGGAGATTCTGGACACCAGTTTGTAAAGGGCCTGCAAATGGTAGAGGTCACATTGACCTGCTACGCAAGCTACGGCGCAACCTCAGTCGAAGCTGCACTGTTCGCAGCACTAGGCACAGGAACTTCTGTCATTACCATCTCACCTGCAGGCGCAACAGAATCCGCAACAAACCCTGAGTACGTTGTAACTAATTGTTTCCTATCATCATTTGAGCCAATCAACGGCTCATACGGTGAACTGTCAATGATTGAAGTTACATTCACAGGCGGAACATTTGTCCGCGACATCACTTCGCCCTAATCGCTAAAACAGAAAGCAGCCGACAATGCAATTAACAATGCAAATAGACCTGGGCAACGGCCCAGTGATAGTCAAAACAAACCTCATGGTGATAGTCAACTGGGAGCGCAAATACAAGCGCAAAGCCAGCGACATATCTACCAGCGGTATCGGTATGGAAGATTTATCTTTCATGGCCCACGAAGCAGCCAAGATTTCTGGCATTGGTCAAATACCGCTCATGCTGGACGATTTCATTAAGCAGCTTGTATCACTAGAGGTGGTGGACTCAGAAACGGTAAACCCCACCGAGGCGGCACCTTCCTACATTCCCTAGCATCACTGCTAGTTGAAACAGGATTCTGGCCGCCAGAAATACCATTTGACATACCCGACTTAGCTACTTGCATTAGTATCATCAACGAGTCGAGGAAAAAACAAAGATGACCGCTACCACCAGCACAGAGATTTACGGCTTAAAGAAGGCGCTAGCTGAACTGGCTACCATCGACAGCAAGACCAAGTTTAAAGCTGTAAGCAAAATCAAATCTGCTGGTGGGCAAATGGTTACTCAGGTAGCTTCTCAATATCCTCAGACTGTCCCGCTATCAGGTATGAACCAATCTAAAAAAGGCGGCATACGCCTTGCTTACAATCCTGAGAAAGTGCGCAAAGGCGTAACTATTCAGGTAGGTGGCCGCATGAAGAATGGCAACATTCCTTTAGTGACGCTTATACAAAAAGACGCTGGCGGCGCTTTTTTCGATATGGCAGGGTTGCGCAACGGCAGCTCACAAGTTGTACAGGCCTTAGATTCCCGCAACGGCAAAGCGCAGCGCGGTATGTGGCGCGAACGTAGATACATTTATGGCCAAGCTACTCAGGACATTCTTTCTGCTATTGAAGAAGTTATGCAATCCGTCAATAGAAATCTGGTGCAGTAATGGCCGTATTTATTCCCATTATTTCGGAATTTAATTCCAAGGGCATTGACCAAGCCAAAAAAGAATTTGCCAGCCTGGAAGGCGCAGGAGCCAAAGCTCAATTTGCTATCAAGAAAGCAGCCGCCCCTGCCATTGCAGCTCTTGGTGCTATCGGCGGAGCTGCTGTAGTTGCCGCAAAAGATGCTGTGGACTACGGCGAAACCCTTAACGCTGTCTTTGTTACCTTTGGCGAAAAGGGCTCTAAAGAAATTGGCAAGTTAGCTGAGGCCAGCGCGAAAACTTACGGCCTTTCAAAAACAGACTTTAACAATATGGCTGTTTCGTTTTCTAACTTCGCCAAAGATTTGGCTACACCTCAAAAAGACGCCAGTTCTATTGTTAAAGACTTGTCGGGACGTGTTGCCGACTTTGCCAGCGTTATGAACATCTCAGTACCAGATGCGGCAGCCAAAATGGCATCAGCCTTAGCTGGTGAAGCCGAACCAATGAAAAAGTTTGGTATCAACATTTCAAACGCAGCCATTGAGGCCTACGCGCTAGAAAAAGGCATTGGCGTTGCTGGCGAAAAAATGACTGAAAGCGATAAAGCTGTTGCTCGTTATGGCTTGCTGATGGAAAAGACCTCTGTGTATGCAGGGGACTTTACAAACACCTCAGACTCGCTAGCCAACAAACAAAAAATACTGGGCGCAGAATTTGACAACCTAAAGATTTCTATAGGCGAAAAGCTGATACCCGTATTCGAAGTAATGATGGACCTAGTAAAAGGATTTTCAGACTGGGCATCTCAAAACAAAGACATTGTGACAATCATCGGTATTGCTATTGGCGGAATAGCTGCAGCAATCGTGCTAGTAAACGCAGCCTTAGCCGTGTCCCCTATTGGCTGGATAATCATTGGTGTAGGTTTATTAGCTGCAGCCCTTGTAATTGCATACAAAAAGTTTGAACCCTTCCGCGACATTGTTGACACCGTATTTGGGGCCATGAAGTTTTGGATAACCAAAGTAACTATCCCAGCCTTGGAAACTTTATTAGGAGTGTTTAAAACTGTTTTTAACGGTATTGCTACTATTTGGAACAATACAATAGGCAAATTGTCATTCAAACTGCCTGGCTGGCTTCCAGGTGACTTAGGTGGCGCTGGTTTTTCAATGCCTAAAATACCAATGCTTGCTGACGGCGGCATAGTTAGCTCGGCAACCCTTGCGGTCATCGGTGAAAAAGGGCCCGAGGCAGTAATTCCTTTGGACAAGATGGGGCAAATGGGTGGCAACACGGTCAATATCAACGTCAATGGGGCAGACCCACAAGCCGTAGTCGATGCTCTACGCCGATACCAACGTCAAAACGGTTTTGTACCTATCACGGTTGGTGTCTAATGCCATCATGGGATTGGCGCGTATCGTTCGCCACTAGCACTACTTTCACGACCCTGCCTGATGTTCAGCAGATTTCCATTTCTAACGGCAGACGCAGACAGATTGACGACTACGGCGTTGACCAGCTCACGGTTGAAAGTTTGTTTCCTACTGACTGGACAGTCACGCCACAACTTGGTGACAACATCATTGCGTGGGTTTACACCAACCAATACCCTTTGTATCCAACTTATAACTATTTCAAAATGTTTCAAGGCCGTATCACTAATGTCGAGATTAAGTACGGCATGGTCACTAATGAGGATTCAGTTATTATCACGGCTGAAGGTTTACAGGCCGAACTAGGTCGCACACAGATTAACGCGTACCCTGTGATTAGCGCTAAAACTGATGTGCAGGTTTTTGACATTGCAGATTCTGTTGGTCTTTATGTAGGCCCAACTTCTGGTATGTCAACAGGCTCTGCCCAGACGTACACTGGCAACCTAAAAGCGTTTGTGGATACTGAGATACGCACAGAACAAGGCAGGCTTCGTTCTACACCTACTGGCCCAACAACACTAGACATGGGCACTCTTAACTTTGTAGGGCGAGGTGCTTTATTAACTGGTGCTGCTGTCACGCCTGAATGGAGTGACGGCACGCTCACCAGTATTACTAACTACAAGTATCAGCAAGTCAAGTTTAAGAGCGCAGCTGAGGACTACTACAACTGGATAACTGTTGAGCCTTTAGGTCTGGCTTCACAAACCAGTACCAGCCTTTCAACGCCTATCTATTCATACGTTGCCCAGACCTACGATGTCAGCACGTCACAGGCATTGTCGTTGGCTCAATATCTGCAATTTAAGTACGACACAACTAACAGCACACCACGAGAATTGGGCTTTCTGATTAGCCAGCAAGCCAGAGCTGACGCTGTATTTATGCTTAACTTGATTAGCAATTTCCTTGGCCTTGAAATTAACATTGTGCTTCGTGGTGTTCGGTATTACTGCATTATTGAGGGTGTGAACATTCAGGCAACCCCTGAGGACACGCGTATTTTGTTTTATGTCTC